TTTCGGTATTTCCTAAAGTTTTTTCCCTGGGCGGGTAGTTTCCAAGGTCGGTCCTGTTCGGGAGGCTTCGCCCTAGACCTCGATCCTCTTCCTCACCTTGTCCGCTAACCATGCCACTACTTGCGACTTATTCGCAGGTATATACTTGCCATCTACATCCATGTGTATGTTTACTGGTGCTATGTTTCCCTTCTCATTGACAGACTTAGTATCATGACAAGACTTACATAGTGCTAAAAGATTATTAAGGTTATACATGGAACCACCACGCGTGATAGGTACCATGTGGTCAACGCATCCTTTGTAATCACCAGGCGTTATGTCTGTCATGATACCTAACACTATACAGCATTCACACAATGGATTAGCGCGACGATATGCCTTAGACATCTTATGCCATGCGTTGTTATAGCTACCTTGTTCACCAGATGGTGTTCGGTGCATCTTAGCTTTATGTATGGTACTACCTATTCCCTTGCTTATATATGGCATATATACTTATTCTTTAACAATCCAATAAATAAATATACATTAACTTTCCTTATAATTAGCGATATGCAGATTAATAAGGTGAGCTATCACCTTCTCCATGGTTAGTAATGTTCCAGTGTTCTTATAGATTTTCATTCTTACTTCCATAAGCGCACAATGAACGTCGTCTGTCATCATTACATTTTTCTTTCTAATTGTCATGTGTATATTATTTTGCACAAATATACATTTTATTTTATTAAAAAGTATTTTGTTTAATTATTTTATGTAGTTTTGCTTATCAATATTATTTCACATTAAACGAATCAAATGATTAAGCTAATAGTAAGCGGTAGGGTAGGTAATGATGCAGAAATTAAAAGCGTAGGCGATACAACTGTATGCACCTTTAGTGTTGCGCATACGGAAAAGATTTACGGCCCAAATCCTTCAGAAAAAACGATATGGACATCCTGCAATATCTGGGGAGAACGAGGGCCTAAATTGCAGCCACACATAACCAAAGGAACCTATGTAGTAGTAGAAGGATCGGGAACGGTTAATTCTTATATGCAAAAGAACGGAGAACCTGCTGCGATACTTAACTGTAGGGTTGCTACATTAGAGTTCGGAGGCAAATCTAACGCATCTACAGAAAGTAGCTCAATAACATCTACAGGAAATGTACAGCTACTTAACAATCCAGCCGTACAAGAATTGAAAAGTAAATTAAACTTTGACGAAGAACTACCATTTTAACCATGACACCAGAACAAAGAATAGCATATAACGCAAAGAAAGAGGAGTATCGAAAGAATATGCCTGAATACCAAAAACTAAAGTATTTAGAGAATTTAAAAAAAAGATACCATTCTTTAAGTCCTGAAAAGAAAGCAGAATTATTTGCAAAAAGAAAGGCAAATTACGAGGCAAATAAAGAGAAAAAACGAGAATATCAGCGATTGAGATATCACGCAACAAAGGAAAAGAAATCGATAGATTTATAAAGAGGCTTTTTTAGTGAGCGAGAGTAGTTAATAGTGTTCTTCGTAGCAAGGTGAGAAAAGCCTTGCTACTTTTTAAAAACCAAAATTATGAGCAAGTACAAACAATTTTTTACAAATCATGCCTTATTAAAAGAAAGGTGTGTTGAAATCTGTAGATTATTTCACAAACATGATCCAGATCTTTATCCGGATATTTTAGAAGAAGATTTACTTTTTGTTTTTGACGAAAGACAAACCATTACCGTTATTAATTCTGAATTGATAACTATTGAAGATTACTGTTACATTGACATTGAATGGCTAGATGCTACCAATGATGAAATTGTAAAAAAAATAATTGAGAATAAAATTAAACGCGAAGATTATATAACCTTTAGAAGCAATAAAAAGTAAATGGGAGAGGAAAATAGAAGAGCCGTTTATTTTGCAGATACTAAAATTTTCGTAAAACGTATACTTAGGATTTTAGATTTGCTTAAGCAATGCAATCCTAAAAAGTATGGTGATTTAAATACGGACTTAACTAAATCCTATATTAGTCGCAAAACAGTAACGGTAACTATGTACGACGGAACTTTTGACCATCCTTATTGTGAATTTCCTACCGAATGGCTAAAACTTGAAGATGGCGAAATTCTCCTAAGGATTTTAACCGAAAATGAATAACATAACGGTGCCGTCAACGAAATGATAATGAAAAATAGAAAGCTACCTTACACTGAAGAAGAGTTGTTAATAATTACAAAATTGTACGCAACTACACCGGCTAAAGTTATCGCTACATGGATGCCTCATTCTTCTATTTCCATTAGTAAGAAAGCCCACACAATGGGATTAAGGAAAGATAAAAAGTATTTAAGCGAACACGCTAGAAAGATAGCTTTAGAACAATGGCAAAATGAAAAAACAAGTAGTATTGCTAGAAATACTTGTTTTTATAAAGGGCACATTCCATGGAACAAAGATCAAAAATTGTCTAATGAACATATAGCAAAATTAACAGGTACTTACAAAAAAGGTAATTTACCTCACAATAATTTACCTATTGGAAGCATCAGGAATATTGACGGATACAATGAAATTAAATACGCTAATCATAAATGGATGTCTTTAGCCCGTTATAATTGGCAGCAAGTTCATGGAGAAATACCTAAAGATATGTGTGTGTTTAAATTGGATGGCAATCGGCTTAATGATGATATTAGTAATTTATGCTTAGTCACTAGACAGGACTTAGCGCAATTTAATCGTAAGTACAACAAAATTCCCCAGGAATTAAAAGAAGTTCAAATATTAGTAAACCAAATCAAGCAAAAAACAAAATGAAGAACAAAATCAGCGATTTACGAAATCATTTATTTGTCGTACTAGAAGAACTTGCCGACCCAGAATCTAACTACGATATCGAAAAAGCGAAGGTTATCGCCAACGTTGCCCAAACTATTATTAATTCTGCATCTGTAGAAAATCAATATCTAAAGATAGTTGGTAGTAGTCAGGGAAGTGGATTTATCGAGGAGGGGAAAAATGATAATATTAAAACTTTAAACGAAAGAAATTGATGGAAAACACAGAACAACAAATGGAGGAAATCACCAAACCACCTTTAGGATTAATACCTAAAAGATTTTACGAGCAACGTGTTAAAGTTGAAAGATTTAATGAAGTCTGCGGAGCGATTGCCAGATATTACGATGCTCGGTTAAAGATTAAAATTGAGTGGATTGAGGAATATAATGAACTAGTTGATTATTTAAATAAAAGCGAAAAGTAATTAGACATTATTAGACATTATTAGACATTACTAGACATTTATTTATGAAAACAAACGGTAACTTTCTAAAAACCTCTTTAGACAAAGCACTCATTTATACCACGCCTGAAAAGTTATTGGTATGGATTAAATTAAAAAGTTTAATCGGGAATCCAGAATTTAAAAGTAAAGTAGAAAATATTAAGAAATAGGTTATCTTTGTGAAACCTTTTGAAGGAAGTAGGACGCTTTCAAAAGGTATTCGAGGAAATCATATACCTCACTAAGCCCGATAGAGTCCTACCTATTGGGCTTTATTTTTCTACCTATGCAAATATTACAGGAACTTGAAAGCCTTATCCCTCCATTATCAAACGAGGAATTTAAGCAGCTTGAACGCAATATTCTTGAAGAAGGAATAAGAGAGCCATTAATTACATGGAATGGCATTTTAATCGACGGGCATAACCGATACAGGATTGCGCAAGAACATGATATTAATTATGAAACACTTGAAAAGGAGTTTGAGAATATCAATCGTGTTAAGGAATGGATGATTAATAACCAGTTTGGTAGAAGGAATTTATCTAACTATCAAAGAAGTGTTTTAGCCTTGCAGCTTGAAGATGTATTTCGGGAAAAGGCAAAGGAGAATCAAGGTAATAGGAACGACATTAAGCAGATATCTGCGGAAAGTAAACCAATAGAAACACGTCAAGAAATTGCAAAGGTTGCTAATGTTTCACACGACACAATAGCCAAAGTAAAGAAAATTGAAGCCAACGCCACTCCCGAAGTGAAAGCAAGGTTGAACACTGGAACAATGTCAATCAATGAAGCATACAAGGAGATAAAGAAGGAGGAGAAAATTGAAGAAACAAGAAAAGAAAAGAATGAAATAATTAAACAGGTTCAATCAATAGAAATATCAAATGTGTTTAATGGTGATTCGATAAATTTCATTGATAAAATTGACTTTAAAGTTAAATGTGTTATAACCGATCCTCCGTATGGAATGAATTATATTTCTAATAGAAGAACTGCCTCCGAAAAAGACAAAGGTATTTCTAATGATGAAAATTTAGAATTAGCCATTAATACGGTTAATAAAGTATTTAGTAAACTTTATAACAAGATGGATGAAAACTCCGCTTTATTTTGCTTTATAGGCTGGAAGCAAGAAAAATACTTTATTGAATTAATTGAAGGTATTGGTTTTGATGTTAAAAACGTATTAATATGGAATAAAAACAATCATGGCACTGGTGATTTAATTTATTCTTTTGCACCTAAACACGAAAGAATAATTTATGCAACAAAAGGCAAAGTAAAATTAAATTATAGGCATCCAGATGTTTTAGAAGGTTCTGATATAAGAACAAGTCATCCAACTTCAAAACCAATTGATTTATTGAAAAAATTGATTGAAAGTACAACTTTGCAGAATGATATAATAGTTGACCCTTTCGCTGGGCATGGTAGTACAGGGATAGCAGCTAAAGAATTAAATAGAAATTACTGGTTATGCGAATTAGATTATGAAAATTATTGTATGATTAAAAATAATATAAATGAATAAAGAAACCACAACTTACAAAAGCGATATATCAATAGGAGTTAAGTCTGAAGATTTAATTATCAATTGGTTTAAAAAAAATAATTATAAATACATAGATAAAAGGAATGATAAAATTTATAGAGATATGGATATTGATTTTATTATTCAATATAGTGAAAAATACACGCCACGAATAGAAGTTAAAACAATTCAAAATATGGATTACATTAATATTGAAACTGTTTACGATATTAATAACAGAGATTTACTTAATGATTGGTTAAATTGTTGTAAGGCTACTTATATATTTTTTGTTTGTCCTAAACAAAATAAATTTATTAGATTAGATTATCAAAAGTTTAAAAAGTGGTTCATGCCATTAAAAAATAAACATGAAGAATTAGTTAACAAAACTACAATTAAAGGTAATAAATCACATACCTCTGCTTTTGTGAAATTACCCATTAGTGTAATTAATAAAGAATTATTTAAAATTATAGACTTATGAAAAACTTATTAATACAATTAAACCAACGCCCAATTGCGGTTTACCCTATTTACATAAAGATAACTGGAAGCGTAAACGCTGGATTATTGTTAAGTCAATTAATGTATTGGTATGGAGCAATGAATGGTAAAATATTTTATAAAACTGATGCTGAAATAATGGAAGAAACTTGTCTTTCTGAAAGTGAATTAAGAACGGCAAAAAATAAATTAAAGTCAATGTCATTTATGGAAATTAAAGCTAAAGGAGTTCCTGCAAAAACTTATTATTCTATAAATGCTGATAAGTTGATTAGTGAAATTAACAATATTAGTTCCGTGAAATTAACGAAACTGAAAAAGCGAAATCAACAAAACTATGATAGTGAAATTAACGAAACTATTACAGAGAATACAACAGAGATTACTACAAAGAATACTTCATATATTCTTTGTAAAAATTCAAATGAATTTTTGCCCGATGAAAAAATTGTAATTGAAATTGATGATAAAAAATACAGTAAGGTTAATCCTTTTTCCATAGTTTCTGAATTACAAAATCAAAAAGAAAAAATAGAAAATTTTGCGCCAAAAGAAAAAAAAGAAAAGAAGCCCAACCCAACCTATAAAGCATTCACCGTTTTTTGCGAAACATTCGAACGTCTTTCAGGTGCCAACTATCCAAAAGATAAAAACGGCAATTACCTTATGAATCCAAAAGATGCTGGGGGAATGGTTTACTTAATGAAAAATATTGAAAAGGTCGATAGAGCAGATAATAGCATTGAAGCCCTTAAAGTATTTGTAACGGCTGCATGGAATTTAAACGACAAATGGATAAGGGCAAATTTTACTCCCAATACTTTGTATGGTCAATTTTCAAAGATATTTACAGGGTATCAGACAAGTTCTCCCGAAATGATTGAAAAGAAAAAGA